CTGAAGAAGAAGTTGAAGCAGAAGAAAAGGACAAGGAAGAAATGTCTACAGAAGATGTGGACGTGAAGATGTCAGCCATTGCTGCTGATGTTCTTGCTGCACACAACTTTGCAAGTGCTGAAGCAGTTGAAGCAATCAACACCAGATTCGATGACATGGAAAAAGCCATTGGAATGATTACAGATATCGTGGAAAAGATGGCCGCAAAGCCATCTGTTGAACCAACGAAGAAAGTGAACAATCCATTCGCAAAGGCAGACAGTTCAGATGAAATGGTTGAGAGAATGAGAAAAGTATTGAATCGTAAATAAGAAATTTTAACCAATAAAAAATTAAACAATGGCTTTTGATTTAGCAGGACTAACGGATTACGTAAACGAAAATTCGTTTCCAATTTTAGCGAAATCGGTGACAGCAGGTAGAACTGCATCGATGATGGAAAAGCAACTTGGTATCCAAGGTGAAACCAAGATGTCAATTCTTAACACAGATGTAAATTTCCAAGACAATGCTGGATGTACATTTGTAAATGATGGTGATGTGACAATCACGCAGCGAACAATCAATCCAGGACAAATCAAGATTAATCTTGAACTTTGTCCAAATGACTTGAAAGCAAAGTGGCTATCACAGCAACTTCCTGCAGGCGCACATCAAGAAGCAATTCCATTCGAAGAATTCTTTGTGAACAACTTGATTGCAAAAGTGCAGGAGCAAGTTGAACTTGCAATCTGGCAATCAGATTCTTCTTTGGTATCTGGAAACTTACAGTTTTTTGTTGGTCTTAGAACACAAACTGCATCTGGAACTGTTGATGCAAACAGCGCAACAATTGGCTTTGGTGCCGCATTGACAAGCATGAACATTGAAGACATGGTTGAAGCAGTACAAAGATTGTACACAGCAGCACCATCTTCTATCATTGACAAGGATGATGCAAAGCTGTTCCTTGGCTATGACCGATTCAGACTATTGGTTGGCGCATTGCTTGCAGGAAATGGAGCAACTACAGCAGGACAGCTTGCATCATACCAAACGGATTACGACCCATTAAGATTTGTGTTCCCTGGAACAGGAATTGAAGTTGTTGCAGTCAACGGATTGTCAGGATTTCAAAATGGTTACTTGATGCGTACAAGCAATATGTACCTTGGAACATCGCTTGATGAAGATTTTTCTAACGTAGAAATGTGGTATAGTAAAGACCAGAGAAAACTGCGCTTTGTTATGGAATTCACTTTAGGCACAAACGTGGCCTATTTGGATGAAGTAGCACAGATTCGTATATAACAGAATTGATTCAAAGGTGATGGCAGAAATGCCATCACCATTAATAAAAAAAACAATTAGCAAATGAGTTGCCCTCTTACCCAGAACTATGCATTGCCATGCCGCGACAGTATAGGTGGAATCAAAAAATTGTATATCGCAACATTGGCTGATTATGAGTCATTGGCTGAAACAGTTAGTGGTGGCGATATTACAGAATTTGCAACTTCGTCAGCCGTGTTTCAATCATACGAACAACTGAAGGAAACATCAGCAGTTACGGAAACCATCACAGCATCCATCCAGAATGGAACTGTATACATGGCACCAGAAGTAAGTGTTGTTCTTCCAAAATTGGCCACAGCTACACGTGACGAAATCAAGCTATTAGCGCAGAATCGTGTTGTTATCATGTACACAACCAATGACGAAACACCAAACACGTTTGTTGTTGGAAGGTCAAATGGCCTTGAAATAACAGCAGGCACAGCAGCAACAGGAACAGCATTTGGTGACCTGCAAGGTTACACATTAACTTTCTCTGGAATGGAACCTGCAATGTCATTGAAACTTACACCAACAAGCGGAACTGTTCAAGCAATGATTGATGCCGTAACCGAACCATAAGACTTTTCTTTTCTCTCTCTGTTTTGAAAGGTGTGGCGTTACTGCTGCACCTTTCTGCATTTTGGCACAATCTGGTCCATTTGCTATTTAAAGAAAAGCACAACAATCATGGCAAGTACAGTAGTGGCAAGCACGGCAACAATCACAGTTTCAGAAGGTTTGCAGTTAGGTGGCGTTGACCGTTCTGGCGCACATACACGGACCATCAACAATGTCGCAGAAGCTGACAGGCGAGTGATGACCGTATCATCATCTGGCGAGATGGACCTAATTGAATTGAACAGCAACAATGGCCAAGGTAAGTTTGTACGTTCAGCTATTCGTTACATACGAATAACCAATCTTGATGACACAAATTTCATCCGTGTAAGATTCAAGAAATCTGGAGCAGAAACGGCTGATGTGAAAGTTGATGCAGGTGCCACATTTATGCTTTCTACGGGTTCAATGGATGCCGATACAAGTGCAGGTGCATTCAGCGCATTTGTTGATATTGACAACATCAGCGCACAGGCTGACACAGCAGATGTGGATGTTGAATATGTTGTGTTTGCGGTGTGATAAACATCGACCGAAATAGCAGCAATGATGTTGTTGTGACCTTAACCGAATATGGCACAGCAACCTATTATCTGTTTGAACTGAAATCAGACACAACAGAAGGTGTGCAATATTGCGTGGCACAGGATTCATCTGCGTTTCCAAATAGATTCAATCAATTTGCTATCACAGAAGTTGGTTCAGGAACACCAACACCAACCAATGCAGAAGTGAAATTGGGCAATGATGGCCAATGGCAATATTTCATTTACGCAAACACTTCATCATCAAATCTTGACCCAACAGGTCTGTCACTATTAGAACAAGGAATTGTGAAAGTGAATGGAACACCTGCACCAACAGAAGTGTACACAGGTGGCAACCAAACATATACTGTTTATGGCGAATAATTTTAGCATACTAAATTTTGAAGCAAACGTGGTGCCTGTGTTTAAGGAAGCACGTGGCAAAGATTGGATTCTGTACGGCGCAGAAGGCGAATACAAAAATCGTTATCCAGATTTCCTGTTGGAATTGTACAGAAATTCAGCCAAGCATCATGCGATTATAAACAGCAAGCGTGACTATGTCTGTGGCCGTGGATGGTCCGTTGACACATCTGGAATGACAACAATCCAGAAAGCACGAATGGACCAATTCGTGAAGCATCCAAATGCATATGAATCATTGGATGATGTCTTGGTAAAAGTTGCACATGACTTGGAACTATATGGTGGCTATGCATTAGAAATTATCTATGACAGCATAGGCGAAAAAGTAGCAGCAATCTATCATGCAGACTTCGCTAAATATCGTGTTTCAGAAGATGGTTCTTGCTACTATTACTCAGATGATTGGAGCAAGCACAATCCAGAAGTTGAAAAGATTGAAGCATTCAATTGGAAGGAACCAGGTGGTAAACAGTTGCTTTATGTGAAATCATACCAACCGAACTGCCAATATTATCCTTTGCCATCATACCTTGGTGCCATCAATTACATTGACCTTGATAGAAAGGTAAGTGACTATTTTAACAAGGGAATCAGTAATGGCTTCATGGCAGGCACACTTTTGAATTTCAATTCTGGCATCCCGACCGAAGAAGAGCAACAGGAAATTGAGAGAATGGTGAAGGCCAAATTCACAGGCACAGACAATGCAAACAGCATTCTTCTGAACTTCTCTGATTCCAGAGAAAGGTCAGCAGACATTCAGCAACTGAACAGCAATGACTTCGACAAAAGGTTTGACCTATTAAACAAGACCATTCAACAAGAACTGTATGCAGGTCATCAGATTTCAGACCCTGCATTATTCGGCATTAAAGAAGAAGGAATATTCAGCAGCAGAAACCAATTGATTGACAGCTTTGAACTATTCCAGAACACCTATGTCAATGCACACCAACAATTTATTGAAAGGACATTCAATGATTTGGCAGCATTGCAAGGTTTGGAAGGTAGGCTGACCATTAGCGACACAGAACCAATCAGCGTTCAATTCTCTGAAAGCACAATCATCAGCGTGATGACTGAAGATGAAATTCGTGATGCTGTTGGATTGGAAGCAATTGTTAAAGAAGAAGGCGTTGAAAGTGTTGATAGCAAAACCAAAGATGCACAGGCTGCATTAAAAGGCAGTGTTGGTGGCGTTTCTGGAATCATCACATTGCTGCAAGGTGTTAAGGAAGGAATGGTGGATGCCAATTCTGCCATTGCAATCTTGGTTGAACTGTATGGCTTTGAACCTGCAAAAGCAGCAGCAACAATAAATGGTGAACCATTGCCAGAAGTATCTGCATTCAATTCAGCACACATATGCTGCAAGGCATCCGACAGCAATGATGATGACCAAGAAGCATTGGCCTATCTGAAGAAAACGGGCAGTTTTGATTTTGATGTTGTTGGTGATAGACGATTTAAATTTGATAATTTTGAAACGGCACACATCCGTGAAAGTGAATGTTTAAAATATTGGTTTGCTGAATTAGGACCAATTGAATCTGCCATTCTGGACATCTTGGTGAAGGAACCATCAACGCCATTTCTGTCCATTGCCAGAAGTTTGCAAATAAGTAATGATAGAATGATGGCCGCAATTCAAGCCTTGAATGAAGCAAATGCCATCAACATAGTAATCAAGGAAATTGCAGGCAGCACACAACGTGTTGTTGATGTGACTGAAGAAGGCAAGCGAATCATCAAGGACATCAAACCTGTAGAAGAAGAATTTGGCATTGGTTACGTTTATGATTTACGGCCAGAACTTAAGGCGAAGAATGAACCATTGGTG